GCATCCTAGGAACTTCTTTAACATCAAAGCCTCTTTGTATGAACGCAGAGATTGGCAAACGGTAGAATATAGCTCCGTTTTCCATAATTGCATGAAAGAGTATCGGACGCCCTGTAATCGATGCAAACCCAAAAAGTAAGCAGTCTTCCACTTCTCCATGGTGTTCCTTAAGGTCATAAAGATATTCTCTTCTCACCTGCGCATACGTGGCAGGAATGTTTGCGTTCAAGTAAGCCATGCAGCATAAAATCCTAGTTTGCTAAAAAATATATAGCAACAATTACTACCACAACAGCGGCAGATATCTTTGGGTTAGCTTTCGCTAATGTCCAAAGTTGTTTTACTTTTTCCATAGTTCCTCCTAATTTATATTACCCCAGTTTTCGCCAGCTTCATAGTCTACCTTATTTGGTACTTCTAGCTCAACTGAAGTTTCCATTATTTGTACTATCTGTTTAGCTTCTTTATCATCTTTTACGGAAATATCCAACTCATCATGTACTTGTATATGTGGTATAATTCCTTCTTTATGTAGATCAATCATTGCTTTTTTAGTCATATCAGCTGCTGATCCTTGTATTAATCTATTCAATGCTTTGTAAGTGTATGCTCTTTTTATCCCTGGTCCGTGTTCCAAGAGCGCTTGATCATGTGGCAATGCTTTATGAATCCCGAATTGATTCGGTTCCCATAAAGGAAAACGACACAGTCTTCCAAGTAAAGTTCTAATTTTTCCTGAGTCTTGAGCACGTTTCATCACAGCGTCCATTAACATTTTAACAAATGGAACTTTAGCATGATACGTTTTAAATAAATCTTCAGCTTGAAGTTTACTAACTCCGAGTTCAGCTTGTAGTTTATTTTTTCCCATTCCATAAAATAATCCCAAGTTAATTGTCTTCGCTTGTTTTCTAGGTATCTCAGCCATATCAGCTACAATCTTATGAAAATCAGCGTCATTATTCTTATAAGACTCAACGACTTCATCAACTCCATATAAATTTTGTAAGGAAGCATAGTGCACAACGAGTCTTGGCTCTTGTTGATTGTAATCAAAACAACCCCAGGTACATTTTTCCTCAGGAATAAATAATGATCTGATCCGTGGTCCAAGTTCCTTGTTCCGTGCTGGAATTTGCTGGAGGTTTGGATTATTCATACTGAATCTTCCCGTCACGGTTCCTCCGCCTTCGGATCGAAGTTGATTAATTTCCGCATGAATCCTACCTTTTTGACTATGTTTGAGAATGGTATCAATAAAAGTTGTATGAGCTTTATTAATTTCTCGAGCTTTAGCAATACACTTCACAACATTGTGTGGGTGATTCGCTAGAAAATTCTTAGTAAATGATGGAGCTTCAGTTTTAACAGTTCGATCGTAAGGTAGTCCTAATTTATCAAAAACTTTAGCAATGGATCTTGCAGCCCAGATCTGAACATCTATCCCCGTACTTATTAACACTTCCCCTAACATTTTTTTCTCTTGTTCTACTAATGTTTTCTTTTCGATCGCGGCTTGTTCTTGATTTACACGTACACCAAGAAATCTCATATCCACTAGGCATGGAAACAATTCCATTTCCATTTTAAATATGGACTGTATATCTTGATGAATAATTTCTTTTTTTAATTCCTGCCACAACTCCAGTGTGAGTTGGGCGTCACGCTCTGCGTAAGAGCCAACGTACATTGCGGGAAGTTTATACATTTCAGCTTTAGGGTCCACTCCCCATGATTTTGCAGCTTCATATAAAGCTGTTTCATCTTTACCCTTACCAACATAATCTCGTCCACAACCATTTAAATCATAACGTAATCGATTCTCATCACATAAAGCTGCGGCTATCATCGTATCTATAATTCTTCCATTAATCTTTAAACCTAATGCTCGTAGCCAACACACGTCATACATGGCATTATGAAATATTTTATCGGAGGGTGTTTTTAAAACAGCGGTAAGCCATTTAATAATCATCTTACGATCCATGTTACCACCGCCTTCATGAGCAAAAGGATAGTAAGCACAAAAATCTTCTGTTGCTACGGAAACTCCTACAACTTCACCTACTCCAACAACCGAACCTGATCCCATTCGTATATTTAAATTAGGATCTCTAGTTTCTAAATCAATTGCTATTTCACAGGCTTGCGTTAAATCAGGAAATTCTTCTGGCGGGAGCCATTCTGTTTGTGGCTTGAAGAGAGGCATTTGCATTAGGAATAATCTCTTTCAATAATCATATCAATGTAATGTTTTGCTTTTTCCAAATCTTGTACTTCTCCTTTATGTGCGTGTCTGCAAATATATTTAATAGCATTTCCCTCTGCAAAAAGCAATTTATTATCATTGATAAATTTACTAGGTTGGATCTTCATATCTTTGTAGTGAGATCCTCCAATTTGTTTTTTATAAACACTCATTGCTGCAAGTCAAAATTAGCACTCAGGGATATTCTTTCTCCTTTGGACAAAAAAGGAGCAACGAAATGAGTGAGGGTTGCTGGAAATATAAAAAGGTCTCCTTCTTCGGGAAAGAAAACTCTATTGGAAATAGTGTGAGGCTGAAATTCCCCGTAACTAAAAGAAAGTGAGCCTGGTCCGCCTCCCGTTCCTGTAAATGTTTTATGTTCTTCTTCTAATCCTTCAGGAATTTTGACAAATAAGACACTGGACAAATCACAGTTGAGGTGCGTGTGAGGTGGATTAAATTCTCCAGCTATCATAAAATTAACCCAGGATGAACGTATGAGCAGTTGGGTTATAGTTTTTCCATACCAGTTACGATATGCTTGGTAAAAAGGACCTAAATAAGGATCGATGATTTTACTATAGTGTGTAGGGCTAATGTAATGTTGGTGTTTAATAACTCCAGCCAATGTTTCATCAACTTCACTGGATTTTTTGCTACAAAGGTCGGCACACTTTTTTAAATCTTCTTGTTGCATTTTTATTTTAAAAAGAAGGGGTCCCCAATAATAAAAATTATACTCCCTCATAAACGAAATGCCTTATAAATATCTTTTGGTCTAACAATATGTAAATGATCTTTGGTTCGTGTTGCACCGACATAAAATAATCGATTCTCGTCATCAGGAAAACGATCCATACTTTTTTGAGTATTTCTACTTAAATCGGTAAGAAGAACTACATTTGAACATTCTCCTCCCTTGACACCATGAATCGTTGATAATAAAATACGCGGTTCTTTATTAAGTTGTTCACCATTCGCTCTCATTTTTCGAATATATTCAATTTGATTTTGTGGAGCAGAATCAAAAGCTTCATACCAAACAGCTTTAGTTTTTAATCCTTGATAGCTACATGCTTCGGTGATGTTGTAAAATTTATCTTTATCTAAGTATTGAAGATTTTCTTTTTGATAATGTTTGGGAGACATATATGATGCTATTCTTTTAATTTGTTCATGATTTAAGTCATTGTTTTTACGCCATTGTTCCCAATCAATAACAGCTTCATATAAGTCTTTTTCATACCCTTTCTTAAATTTATTTCGATAATATAATCCTTTAGAATACAAAACATTTTCTAATTCATTCAACATGTGACGAGTTCTTGCTAGTACAAACCATTTTCCACTCCTCATATCTACATCTTTAAATTCATGATAATAAGATAATAATCCGCTCTTACTTTTCGGCTGCCATTCTTTATGAAGTCTTTTAGAAATTCTTTTAACAATTCCCATAGCTACATCATGTACGACTCCTGGTATTCGATAAGATTGTGTAAGGTTTAATATTTTTCCTGTTTGAGTAATAAAACTATCCACATCTGCACCCGCCCATCTAAAAATAGCTTGGTCATCATCACCTGCAATATAATTATCCTCAGTTTTATCCCAAATAGATTTTGCCATATTCCACTGCAAACGAGATAGATCCTGAGCTTCATCAATAAATACAACATCAAATTTAGGAGAGACATCTGATTCTGTAAACTCAGAAATCATATCATTGAAATCAATGAGTCCATGAGCTTTTTTATAACTTTCTAATTCACTACTTAAAATTTTTAAATTTTCAAATGAAACCTCTTGAGAATGTTCTTTTAAATTATAT